TATTAAATTGCCATCAGTAGTATTCTATTATGGAGAAAAAAAGGATAGGCAGGCCATCACGGGCCTTCTTTGAGAAAGCCAAAAAAGACCTGTTTGAAAACTGGTTTGGCTGGGGCTACTCTGATACTTTTATTGTCCAGCATTCCCAGTATGGAACGCATTTAGTAGCCAAGGCAAGGAAACTATGGGAGGACTCGGTAGCAGTTGAGACTGACTTTGTCACGAGACAGGAAACTGCACGAAACAACGCAGTTGCAACACTGGACAAAATTATTCACGAACTGCAACAAACTGTTGAAAAATTCAAAGGCAACCTAATAATTCAGACAAAACAAGGCCCCATGGTTAACATTGCAATAGCAAGCCTTCTGCAGGCATATTATGACAAAATAGCCAAATGGACAATGATCCGCAACGGCGTGCTTGCTTCCAAGACGGTCTCAGAAAAACTTGAAGATGTAATAGCACAGAAACTCAAACAATTACCGCAACAGACATGAATGACATACTAACCGTACTCAAGGAAACTAACAAGGAACTGGAGCAGACAGCAGAAAAGCACTTTAAACACGCCGACATTCGAGATTTTCCCAAGCTGGATCCCAAATACTTTCCTGACGTGTCAAAACTTGACTCATGGCAGGGAGAATATGAAGCAGCCGTGCAGGCCTTTAACAAAAATATAGGGCTGCCAAAATCTCGCCTCACAAACAAAGAAGCCACACTTGTACCGTATCAAATCCAGTATGAATTTGAGGTAGAGAAATACCATTACGAACTAGTCAACAAAACAAGAAAGGGAGGATTTACTGACGGCAGGATACGCGCTATTGCACGGCAGATCTTCCACAGGTACGCCGAACATGACACCATGATAGTGGCAGGAAACGAACTCACGATAGCCATGGAGGTGCTTGACAGATTTGACGAACTGTTTGAGAATGGCATAACTGACAGATACGGCAAAAAATGGAAATACGGAGACATAATCATGCGGTACGTAAGATCACCACAACCGATAGTTGAGTTTTACAACGGGGCCAGAGTCTTTTGCTTTGCTGCTTCCAAACAGGGAAGGGCCCAGAGTTTCCGAGGCCCTGACGATGTCATATCCATATTCATGACAGAAGCAGCACACAGTGGAGCAACAGATGACTATCCCATTTATAACGCACTTACGCCAAACCTTGCAAACCGTTCCGATGGTGATCTAGTCTTTGAGACCACACCAAACGGAAAGCGTGGCTTTTTTTACGATGTATGGACTGATGCAATAGCAGGAAAGAACCATTACCACACCTTGCAGGTTGACTATACTCAGGCAGTAAAATATGGCGTGCTATCCAAACAATACATTGAAGCACAAAGAAAAGATCCCCGTGTTGACTTTGAGCAGGAATACTGTTGCAAGTTCACGACAACAAAGCGTGCAACAATTCCAGAGGCCCTCATTGATGCGATGCCCGAAATACACGCACAGGATCTGTCCAGCTTTTTAGGATACAACAGTCAATCTTAAATCATAAGAAAACTACTTGAGAATTGAGCGAAAAATGACCGAGTGGTATTATGGAAAGTGTCGGGTATGTGGACAAATGGGAAATTGTAATGTTGATGATGGAATCTGTGGTGATTGTAATTGAGAACTCATCCCAAAATCAAAAATTTTACTAATATCGAATTTTCCTTTAAAAGAGATTGATTGAAAAATGACAGATAGATTAAATCCAAAATCAATACTCGTTTGTAATATTGCTTTTAGTGGTTGTGGTAAGGAAGTCCTAAATGATCCCAAATCGTTGATGAAGCATTTTATTACTGAACATGATTGGCGGAAAATACCCGAATTAGTACAAAAAGACATTGATAATCATAAGCCACACCCAATGACTCATGAGATATTTACAGAAGAATCATATCTAAAATTTGTTGATGATAATCCCCGAATATGGTGGTTAGATAATCAATTCATTTGGTCTGATATACGTAATTTGCATTTTTTACACAAGACGAGTGAAGGGCTAAGAAGTTTGCGTAATTACTTTCATGATATATGATGATATGGTGGATGAAAAATGAATCAATTACAAAAAGCAGTTTTGTTGTATCTAGGTGCAAAAAACTATACAGCAGTTTCAATTCTTGAATTACATATAATGATCAAATTACTTGCAAAAACTGAATCTTTCAAAGATCTCAGAGATTATCTTAACAAATTGGAAGAGCCGATACTGCCATGAGTAAATGTCGTATCACAAATTGTAAGGAAGTTGGTTCAACTTTCTGTTCATGTCATTCAAGATTTTTATGTAGTGATCATTTAATCGCTCATGAGGATTACGGTAAATCTTTTGCGATGCTAGCAAGAGAATTAAAAAAAGCAGGAAAGAGTTGATGCCACACCATGAATACAAAACACTGTAAACACATTTGTCTGCAATTCAAAGTCTTTGGGATATCAGGTAACAAATATTATGATTTTGGCTACAAATATTGTCGTGTTTGCAGAAATTTTCAAAAATCAGAAAATATCTTCTGTCCGTGCTGCGGTACAAAATTTAGAACAAGGGCTTTAAAAACATGAGAAAGGATGCAATCTGTATAAATTGTGACCACAAGATCACTTTCTTTGCTGAAAAATGGTTTCACGTGACAGTTTACGGCGTGCTGCAAAAAGAATGCCCTTGCGGATGCGTTTTGCCACAAATTGGAGGCATCAAAGGAGACCTAGGACAGTGAAATCACAAATCTTAAAAATATCTATTAACAGAAAAGACAAGTAGCAAACTGACAGGGCTGGATCGAGAATCTGGGCATGGCATTACTCGATCCAGCCACAAAGTTTAATTTTCAAATTGTGCAAATTACACCAAGACAGGCTAGACTCACGTCATACTCGAAAGCGTGACACGGGGTTTGTAACGTTTACCCTCATTTGATGCCTGTCAATATCTTTAAGAGCCAAAACGACAAACCGATTGCAGATGTGGGTTGAGGAGATTCCAGTAAATTATTCTAACCCTGTTGTAGTGCAGGGGAAAACACCACAGCAGGACATAGACGATCCAGATTATGTTTTCAGGTTCGGAGGACTCGATCTTGCAAAACGAGTTGACCATTCCGCATTTGAATTGCTACGATTGATGAAAGAAGTTCCAAGCGGAGACCTGTATCTGCAGGAAGAGGCCTTCATGGAATGGCCTCATGTCTCGTATAGCACTATAGCCAAAGACATGCTAAAAATCCATACCAAATTTCCCATGGAGCAACTTGGGTTTGATCGCAGTGGAGTTGGAGATGCAGCATCGGAACTATTTGACAAATCAGCACTTCCGATGGTAGAAATCGTCACAACACAGCAAAGAAAGCTCGACATCATCAAAATAGTAAAAGGCTTGATGGAGCAACGAACAAGCGGAGGAACTCCAAAACTGGTAATAGACAAGTCAACCGAACTGAGGCAGCAGGCACTAGAACAAGAGACAATTATCACACAGGCTGGCAACGAAACTTACAAGCATCCCCCCAACAGGCATGATGACAGGTTCTGGGCCCTAGGCTATGCGTGTTTTGTTGCCCTGCCGTATGTAGTTGGTTATCCTCCTCCAGTGATACGCAGAATCGGAGTAGAGCCACAAGTACGTGACATTGACGATGAGATTGACAGACTGCTGAATTTTAGTTAAACTCAAATACTTTGCATTGGTTTCGTAGAATAATTGTCCAAGTTGGTCAAACCGTCTGTAGCGGTTGAAAAAGTCTCCAGAGTCCTTGATGTCGGCACATGGAATGTGTACGATCCAAGAAAACACTCTCAAAAGAAGCAACTTGATGCAACAATGAGGCCACTTGGAGGTCTGTACATCTATCCTGCGGTTGATCCGTACAGGCCGCAGCAACGTGCCATGTTTCGTGCTATAATGACGAAACTAAGCTGGGTACTCCGTGCAAACGTCATAATTCAAAAACTCGTAGCTGGTCAGGGTTACACAACAGAGACATATCCACGAGAAGACAAAGAAATCAGGGAATCCGAGCTCAAAAAATGGAGGAAGCAAAAGATCTACGTTCCATATTTCAATGCAAAAATATCGCCAAACAAACTAAAAGCTTGGATAGACAGGCTTTCCGACAAACTGGATCTAGAGTCGATAATTTTTAACGCATATCTATACATGCGTGAGCAGGGCAGATGTGTGATAGGTGTTTTTCCAGAAACACGTCTTGACGGAAAATATCAGCTTCCACTTGCACTACGAATCATCAGGCCAGAGTACACAAGAAGACCTCTTTTGAATCGTGACACTGGAGCTCTTGAGGCAGTAGAAGTCACAGGCCTGACCACAAACGGAGGAAGACTTGATGCTAACAGGGCAATTTATCTCAACAACGCATACAATCTTGAATTATTTGCTGATTATTATGGCAGAAGTGTTATAGAGCCAATCGAGGACATTGGAAAGACTTTGCTGACGATATACGCTCAAGATTTCAGGCAGGCAGCAGAGTACACATGGCACAAACCTCAGGTTTTTCGTATAGCCATACCTGCCAGAGACTACAAAAATGTGGACAAAGTTTTAGACGAATTTTTGAACAAACGAAATAACTCACTTGGCAAAGATATTGCAGTCACGCAGGCTGTAGAGGTGTTACCCACAACGCAAAACAGTGGCGATATTGCTGGCGTGGTATCGATTCAAAACGAATGCATTGATGCGATTGCAGGATTCTACAACATACCTCCATTTATGTTAGCTAAAGGAAAGGCTGGCAGACTTGGAGGCAACGCAAACAGAGAAGAGATTGAAAGTTTCCTTGAGGCAGAAATAAGGCCAGAACAATTACTGCTCGAAAATATCTTGGAGAAGCAGTGGTACGACAGAATACTTGCAATTTTGTTTGACATCGAGCCAGACGAAGTTGATGATCCGCAAAAATGCCCGATACGAATTGCACACAGCTTCAACAAGCCAGAGATAGGACTTACAATAGATCCGCAGACATACAGGATATATCTTGATCTTGCCCATCAGGGATTAATCACAAAAGAAGGCCTGATTGAAAAACTTGGACTCAAAAAATTCGTCAAGGAACACGAATCCACTGGAGCAGACATTGATCCTGCAATCACCACGTGGAAAAAAATCAATCCAAGCTGGAGACGTACAAATACAGACAATGAATGGAAGCCAAAGCCCGAGCTAAACAAATCAAACTGGATTGTGGTGAAGGATGATTTTAATAAAACAACAAACAACTTTTAAAAATCATCTGTTTTCTCAAACAGATGTGCTGACTTTAAAGCAAAGACTTGCACAGATTTTAGGTGCATATCTACATGGTTTTTTGATTGTTGCAATAGTGATATTGCCGACTGATTCTGATTTTACCGTAAACATGATCAAGGCTGGATGGGGAGGCATCATCTCCAGTTTGTATCAAATCAAAAAATTGGCCGATGAGTATGGAAAAAGAAGACAAAGATAAAAAATGTAATTACTGGAAATGCTTTCTAAGAGGGCTGTGCAATCCTCTGTATTCTGAATAGAATACTATTTATCATTCATCCCGTATAGTATTCTATGCAGGATGAGCATGAGCATATTTTTGTTGGCAGATTCGATGACAGGCAGAGATGCAAAATCTGCAACAAACATGTTGAGCAAATTATGATTACTGAGATACCATGACACGCAATGACCGTTTTTGTCCCAATCCGAACCATTCTTATCAAATCATGAATAGATTGTATATACGTGGCAGTGGAACTGGAGGCCCGCAGCAACGCTATCTACAAAGATACTATACTTGGGGTTGGGTATGTTCTATTTGTGGCATGATGATGATAGATCCTGCCTGCTGTATTGCATGCGGATCAAAAAACATCAAGGCTGGAAGGATCAGATTTCTGATAGACATTAAAAAAGACAAACACGCAATATGGCATTGCCTTGACTGCAAAAGAGCGTGGACACCTGAAATTTCCCGTATTGCACGGCGTGTCATATTGCTTAAATAACAGTGATACTTTTTCCAAATCATGGTAAATGAATACTACACACTGCTCGCAGTAGCAGCTATGACTTTTGGTGCTTTTCTGAGTACATGGAAAGGCAAAGTCAGCTCGGGCCAGCCATACGACTCTAAACAATTTCTAAGTTCTGTGATAACAGCTGTATTTGCAGCATACGCAACGCTGAATATTCCAGATTTGGGTGGCAAGATCGAACAAATAGGCTACATTGGAGTTTTTCTGACTTATTTGATAGGAGGATTTGCTCTCGATCAAGCACAAGCCAATCTTGACTTTAGCAAGGTCAGACCAATCAGCAGGAGAGCAAATGACAATCTGACACGTCAGATAGACGGCATTATTGCGTTTTTACAACAAGAACTGGCACAGTCCAAAGCAGAACTTGAAAAAGCACGGACAATGGCAATGCCAAATGAAGAGTTCAGAAAAATCTACATCGATCTACTCCAAAAAGAGATAGACAGAACAACAAGACAGATCCAGTATTATCTTGACTACAAGCAACAGCTTCTAAACGAAGGCTGGATTCGTTAGTATGCTAGAGAA